TTGCACAGAGTGCTCACGGCTTTACTGTGGGCACGGTGCTACGATGGGACTACGCACAAGCCAAGTACGCCATCCGTATCGCATAACCTCACATAAATACCTACAATGGCATACACACCAGTACAAATTCCCAATATTGCAAACCTGCGTCGGATAGACACCGACACAGTGATCCATGTGTCCCCAAGTGGAAACGACTCCACCGGAACCGGAACCACTGGTGCTCCGTACGCAACCCTATCGTACGCAATGGGTATTGCACGGGAGTACACCATTGCAGGCACAGCCACGCTCACCATTCGCTTGATGAAGGGGGAACACACCCTTACTGGCAACGTTGACCTGTACCACCCACAGGGCGCAAACCTTATCATTGAAGGCGACCCTGCGGAGTTCAAGCAACGCACCCTGTACACCGTGGACTCGTATACGTGGAATCTAGCCAACTTTGCAGGGGGCGGACACACTGCCACAATTCGTGTGTTTGACGGCACTACCGCAGGAGCAACTTTCCACGGCTTTACTGCTACTGATCAAGGAATGTACTTTACCGTTGTGAACGCTGCTATTGGCGCACGGAGCAACTACCGAACGAATGGTGCTAGTGGTGGAACCGCAGCAGGAGGAATTCACGGTCCAGTTTACGACGGTTACGGTAACGACACAGCAAACCCTGCTTCTTCTTACAGTTCAGAATTTTACGGTGACCGCTTCTTTAATCACGGTTACTCCTTTGAAGACGGCAACGCTGTTTTGGGAATCGGCAGAATACTGGGAGCAACCACCGCAGGAACAAGTCTGTCTGTACAGTTCAACAACGCAAACTATGACGGTCGCTGCCCCGCATGGCAGTTTGATGGTGGCACAAACAACACTATTGCTTGGGGTGGTGTGGATTCAAACTACCCTGAAACTCAGTACTCAATACCTACCGGATACTACGGATGGAATCAGTGGAAAACGGAAAACGGTGCTGTATCATATCCGACCCGTGGTGGAGCACAGCGATACATTACAAAAGATCCATTCGTTATGTCCACCTATCCGGTGGTTATTCGTGCAAACTACAGCAATAACAGTGGAACCTTGTTTCTGCGAAACGGAACGGTTCGGGCTATACGAAACATCTTCTTTGCAAACAATTCTTCTGCGTACACAGTGCACGGTGGTATCACAGGTGCAACACTGAACTGGTCGCAAGGGTTGAGTTCGCTTGTTGATCAAAATATCAGCACAAGCACTAACGGAGTAGCAATAGCACTGGAAAACTCCAATTTGGCGATTCGTCACTTGGGTTTCTTGGGCACAGGAACCGCTATTTCTGCGTATTCGTCTAAACTCACAGCGTACACAGAAACAACACTGGACACTTTTGGAACCCCAACTACAGCACAAACTGTTCGCTACGCAGTAATGAACAGTTTGGACAACGCGCCCATCATCTGCACCACTCAATGCAGAGACGGAATAGTGTCCAAAAACTCTGTGATCGACTTCACAGACAGTTCTGGACTCAACACAGAGTACTCTATTGATTACAGAGACAAGAGCATATACTTGGACACACTGGATCGCAGTGTAACCGTTTTTGGTGGTGAGTTCTTGGCAACTTCACTAATCAGTCACGGAAATGTTGCTATTCCCACATTCAACTTTAGTGCAGTGGTTCCTGTTTTCCCTGGAACAACAGCGGCAGGAGCAACAACTGCTTTCAACTCGTACACCACTCCGCCTACAACAGGTCAGAACTGGAATGCGTATCCGCTTGCTACTGTGAGCATAGACGGGCTTACACTGGGGTATATCAATAATTGGAGTAGAAACAGCACAACTGCTATTACTGAAATAGGTGGTGCTACTGGTTCAGCATCTTTCATCGGCAGCATATCACCAACAGAATATCAATTGTTCCAGTTCTACGGCGTAAAGGCTGCTCCAGTCGGACTGTCGTATATGCAGTTAGTGGATGTTCGCAGAGGTATAACATCAAACAACACCAATAATGGTGGAACACTGGAAGTAAAGTTTTTCCGTGACGTAGCAGGCACGAGTCTTGCGTCTTCGTACACTGTTGGAAAGCACCAAATTCTTGTTAGGGGTGCAAACGGTTACACAATGGGTGTACTAGGAATTCTACCGGCAGGGCAGGGTGGGAGTAGTGGTGCTGCGTTCGTGCAGCAGTGGACCTCTTACGGTGACGACGCTTCCTATTTGGGTGGTGGTAGTCTAATGGGAGAACGCCGATCTGCGATTGGGCTGTATGACCGCGCAAAAATGGTTATTGAAAAGTCCATGATACTGAACAACGGTGGGTATATTTCAATAGCAATGATGGACTCTGATCTGCATATTGGAGACACACAGTCTTATTCTGACTCCACCGTGCTAATTCCTCGGTCGGGAGAAACTTCTGCGCTAAAAATGGGTGGCTTTGCCAACTATACAACTGGAAGCCTATGTGTCACTGGATACGCTTTCAACGCTCTGTACGCGTGGAGAAACAGTACAGTAAAGATTGGAAACTGTTTCTTCAAGCACCCTTTACACGTGTACCCTGTATCACCCGCAGAATATTCTTTCCGCGCCACGCCTATACGGTTGGGTAACGGATCGTCTGGAAACATTACGCAGTTTTATTCTTTGCAAAGCCCTGCAACTTCGACAATCATGCACCGGAATGGATCATCAACAACTGTAGGGTCATGGATTTCTCGAACATTACAGAACTACGGATACATTCCTTACACATTCGGTGCTAATATTGGTAACGGTTCTGTGGGTGCAATCTTAGTTGATAACCACTCCAAACTAACTTGGGGACGTGGGAGAGAGTGGATTGCTGTAATGCACGACGGCGGCAGTCCGCAAAACACGAACGTAGCCGCTAGTAGTGGATTGGGAGTAAACTTCCTTGTTGTCCAGTGTATAAGCGCATCCACATTCGTGTTTGATCTTACTTCTCAAAACTCCACGGTTGGGTCTTCCCGATTTAGGCAAGGCAGTGATACTCGCTCCGCTGCCAACCAAAAGATTGCTAAACGATCTACGGGAAGCAATGCCACATACTACAATAGAGGACTGCAAACACAAAGAACATGGCAACTACACTCTACTCCAGCAGAAATCACCAACGCAAATTACACTCCAAGTGGGTTGAATTTCCCTCTGTACACTTTCACGGCTAACACATCCGGAGTGTCTGATGGAATAACTTATTCTGGAAATTATGTTGGTTACGGTGGGGTATTCCCAGCCGGATAAACACCACAAACCAAGGAACCTCAATAATGTCAAAAAAGAAAACAATAAGGCTTGACGCGGGAGTAGTGCAGGAGAGTAAGTTAAACTACGATCCTTCCAACTACTCTCCCAGCGTGGAGAACGCTCAAGTTTTGTTTGTTAACGAATCTATTGATCCTGTTATTGCATACCGAACAATTGTCGGGGCAGAAGGAGCAACATCTTCTGTGCCTGTGGAAATAAATCCTCTAACAGAGCAGTTGCTGCGCGGCACGGGTTACGGATCTTTCAATATAAACGAAATGGTGTTTCAAAGCACTGTTACCCCTGTGATTGTAAATAACTACGTGGTAGGCGGAGAAACTCTAGACACCTTTGTGCCCACCATTGACACTATTGGTGCTTCGGGTGAAATTGGAGTTCGCGCTGCCCAGTTCAAAGGCACTTTCAACGATCTTGCTGCACAGAAAGCGGCAGGGATTCGTTTGCCTGCGTTCACAACTACTAATGCTGCCACTCCGTACTTTCTGATTGAAGGGTGGATGTACCTAGAAGCAGCACTCAGCAACAACTACGATCCCATTTTGGTGACCCGTAGTGCAGACGGTGTGTACGACTCCAATCAAGACTCCTTCCGACTGGAGTACGACACTACTTCAGATCAAGTACAGTTCCACTACTCCGACGCTTCGTACGCAAGCGCGGGCTACCAAGGTATTGTGAATGTGTCGCCTTCAGGAATCAGCATTGGAGTGTGGAATCACTTTGCTGTTGCGTGGGCACTGCAAGGCGGTTCAGCGTCCATCAAGACGTACTGGAACGGCACTTCACTGTACTCTGCAAGTGGGCTGTCGGGCTGCATCCGTACCTCCTCTGCTCCGGTTATGGTGGGCAGCGGTGCGTCTGGCGACTACCCCTTCAAGGGCTGGCTGGATGACTTTCATATTCGTGGTGGTGGAGTAACGCTTGCCCTTGCAGACTACGCCCTGTTTGGCAGCAGCGGACCATTCTTTTGGGAACGGAACTACGCAGGCGACTACACCATCTATCACCTGTCCATGCATGGACCGCTTGGAACTTCGTACTTTCCCGTGGACAACCTGTGCAGAGTGGTTGGATCGGTGTCGTATACTGACACACAGGGCGGAGTGCTGGGCACATCTCTAGTGATTCGTGAAAACTCTACTGTGCACGGGTTTACCCTTTTCAATGGCGTGTGTGGCGGATTCACCACTTCAGGAGGATCGGGCGGCTACATTTTCGGATACGACAGCGGCGCGTGTATGGTTGTGAGCGGTGTCACCCAAACAATGGGGCTGACTGCTGCTCGGACAGTCCGCAAAAACGCAATAGACTACAGCACGTACTTTCTGTTTGGCATTACTGTCATGCAAGGCTACAGCGGTAACTCTGGAGACTTCCGTTCCCTGTTCTCGGGATGGACTGGTGGCAACGCGTACTCGTTCTTGCCCATCCAAAGCAATGTGGACTGGTTGCGTAACGCATACGACAACATTGTGGTTGCAGGCTTCACCGGGAACACAGTGTTGGAAGACTACTACGGAACCCAGTACAATTTCGGAACCGGAGATGTGGCGAGACTGTACAGTGACGTGCTTACCTACAGGGCAGACGCAAACACCATGCGTTACGCAATTAGGTCTGCTATTGCAGGTTCAACCACCCACACCTCACTAAACGAAAAACAAGGGTTTACCACCGCAGTTGCACTGAAACTTGCTCCTGATGTAGCCAAATCAGGCTCTGCTCTGCTGTTCTCGCCCAATGCAAAGATCACGAATGTTACCACTGTGTCTGAATCCAAATCGTGGTATCGTAAGGGTGGTGGTCAGACGTACGCCCCAATTGGTGAGGGTGAACTTCTACCGCCTCCGTAACACATGACCTCTCTTGTACACTATGGGGACGAGTGGATTACACTAAACGGCAGGCAGTACTCTTGGGAGGATTTCCTGAAGATAGAACCACACTATTCCGTTCCGTGGGGATGGACTACCCGAGTGTACCGAAAGGGAACGGAACACTATATTTCAGACGGGGCAAACAGTCTGCGGTTGCCCGTAGACTGGGCAGAAGGGGATCGAATCTGCAACCGTGAGGGAGAACTAGCCCGACTGGTGGCTTTCTTGGAAGCGGAGCGAGAAGTCTCCTAAATAATACCAAAGGAGACGGCAGGGATGGCAACCCCAACCACACGACAAGAACTCAAAGAGTACGCTCTACGCGCACTGGGTCATCCAGTGATTGAAATAAATGTAGACGACTCTCAAGTAGAGGATCGTATTGACGAAGCCCTGCGTCACTTCTTTGACTGGCATATGTACGGGCACGAAAAGACGTACTACAAGTACCAAATCACGCAGCAAGACATTACGAACGGCTACCTGAACACCAATTCTTTGGGGAGTGACGGTGATCGAATCTTGAGCATTACCCGTGTGTTCTCGGTGGGCTTCAATCTACAGGTAAACAATATTTTCAATGTGCGCTACCAAATGGCACTAAACGACTTCTACGGGTTGCGTACTGGTCAGATGAACTTGAACTATTTTGTGACCACCATGCAGTACATTGAGATGTTGCAGCAGTTACTGGATCCCGAGAAGCAGATCACGTTTAGTCGGTACGCCAACCGCCTCACTCTCCACATGAACTGGACTGACTTCCAACCAGGGCAGTTCCTGTTGGTTGAAGCGTATCGCTCAACTGATCCTGCGCTGTATCCTGAAGTGTGGAACGACACCATGCTGAAGCGGCACAGCATTGCACTCATCAAGCGGCAGTGGGGTGCAAACCTCTCCAAGTACGACGGCATCAATCTTCCAGGCAACCTTACATTCAACGGTCAACGCATCTACAGTGAAGCGCAAGAGGAACTGGAAAAGATCATGGAAGACTACATGACGAAGTACGAAGAACCACCAGACTTCTGCACAGGCTAAACATGGCAGTAAACCCGTATTTTAAACGCACAATAAAGAACGAGCAGGAACTGCTTGAGTCGTTGACCACAGAGGCAATCAAAATCTACGGTCACGACATGGTGTATTTACCCCGTGAGAAAGTCACGGAGGACACTATTTTTGGCGAACAGGTTTCAGAGTTCAAAGACGCAAACCGTATTGAAATGTACATGGAGAACTCTGAAGGGTTTGAAGGCGATCAAGAAATGTCGCGGTTTGGACTGGAGATAAAGGAAACCGCAACCTTTGTGGTGTCTCGCAAGCGATTCCTTGAAGTCATGGGGCACAATCCTGACATTCGCCGTATTGGTCGTCCCCGTGAAGGCGACATCATTTACTTTGACTACCCATACGCAATGTTTGAAATCAAGTTCGTGGAGCACGACAACCCCTTCTTCCAAGCAGGGGATCGGTACTGTTTTAAACTGTCGTGCGAAGCGTTCAAGTCGTCCAACGAGAAGATCGACACCGGAGAAAGCGAACTGGACGCTGCAATGGATGTGCACTCATCGTACCTCCAGACTGTTGTGGTTTCTGGTAGCGGAAACTATATTGAGGGCGAAGAAGTGTACGTGGGCACTGCCGCAAACAAGCGTGCCTACGGTCGTGTGGTGTCGTGGACCTCGGCTACAGGCACTCTGCTTGTGAATATGCAGGACGGCGACTTTATTGTGGGCGAAACTCTTGTGGGTGCTTCTGGTGCCACGTCACGCACAATTACGTCTGTTGGAGACAGCACTACTCGTGCTACTCACCAAGGCGAACAGGACAACGAGCAGATTCAACTGGAGCAAACACAAAACGACATCTTTGACTTTACAGACACGGATCCGTTTTCAGAGGGGAGTTACTGATGTTTACCCAGTTTTACAACGGATCAATACGGAGAATGGTTGTAGCGTTTGGTTCGCTGTTCAACGATCTGTACATTGACAAGGTGGAAAGTGGTGGCACAAAACGGCTGCGTGTGCCCATCTCGTACGCTCCCAAAGAGAAGTATCAAGTGGCTTTGGCAGGCGACCCGCGCCTGCAAAACCCAAACCAAATAGTACTGCCGCGCATGGCGTTTGAAATCACTGGTTACGCGTACGACGCGCTCCGTAAGCGCAATAGCGTGTCCAAAGTGCTGTATCGCCCCCCCGTAGGATCAACGGGATCCACAAATGTGCAGTACAGTTACGCAGAAGTGCCGTACAACATTGACTTTGGTCTGTATGTGTATGTGCGTAACATGGAAGACGGTTTGCAGATTGTGGAGCAGATTCTGCCCCACTTCACCCCCGAATTCTTGGTCACCGTAAACTTTGACGATCTGCACAAAAAGTTTGATATACCCATCACTCTTACAGGGTTCTCGTCACAAGAAGACTACGAAGGGGACTTCCAAACCCGTCGCAACATTGTGTTTACCCTGAACTTCAGCATGAAGACATATTTGTTTGGTCCGAAGAAAGTGTACAAGGAAATCCGAATTACAGAGTCCCACCTGTGGAACAAGGACATTTGGGACGGAATCGGAGTGGGTGGAATCACATACACCGCAGGCAATACCACAGACTACTCCACTTACGGCAAGACTATTACTGGTGTGTCTGGACCGAGCG